CCGCTGCACTCACTGCACCGTGGAATGGTGTTTATGACCTTGAACTTATCAGCGGCGGAGGCGTCGTCACTCGGCTTCTGGAGGGGCCTGCTACCGTCTCGCCTGAGGTGACGCGATGAGCGTAACGGTTACCAAGACCGAGCAGACCGTCACAATCGTTGACGCTCGCGGCACGGTCACGGTCAAGCCCGTCACACAGACGGTATCCGTCGGCGCCGCAGGACCACAGGGCGCAACTGGCGCAACCGTCGTTAGCGTCGCCGTAGGCTCGACCACCACAGGTGCTGCTGGCACCTCAGCATCCGTTAGCAACTCAGGCTCCTCAACGGCTGCCGTCCTAAACTTCACCATTCCACAGGGTATCCAGGGCGCAACGGGAGCAACGGGTGCCACTGGAGCAACTGGTGCCGCTGGTGCAACAGGAGCGAAGGGCGATAAGGGTGACACTGGCGCGACAGGATCAGCCGCTACAGTGGCTGCTGGTACGACGACGACAGGCGCAGCAGGCACCTCCGCAACGGTCACCAATAGTGGTACCTCAAGTGCGGCCGTGTTCAACTTCACTATCCCTCAAGGAATTCAGGGCGCGACTGGCGCTACAGGATCGACTGGCGCTACAGGATCAACTGGCGCGACTGGTGCGAAGGGTGATAAGGGCGACACTGGAAACACTGGTGCAGCCGCCACTATCGCTGCGGGTACTACTACCACTGGCGCTGCTGGAACTTCCGCCAGCGTCAGCAATAGCGGCACATCGAGCGCGGCTATTTTTGACTTCACAATCCCACAAGGAGCCAAGGGCGACACTGGAACAACAGGCTCCACAGGCGCCACTGGTGCCACTGGAGCCGCAGGATCGTCTGGCATAGTCGCAGTCAACGCGCCACTCACCAATGCTGGTACGAGCAGCGCCGCCAACCTGAGCGTCAGCGCGGCAAGCACGAGCGCCGCTGGCGTGGTGCAACTCAGCGACTCAGTCAGCACCACGAGCAGCGTGCTTGCCGCTACGCCAACTGCCGTCAAAACAGCCTATGACTTGGCTGCGGCAGCCGTTCCGCAAACGCGCACCATTACAGGCACAACATCTATTCAGGTAAATAGCCAATCTGGTGTAGCCGTACCGCTAAGCGGTGACATTTCCGTAAGCATTTTGGATGCAACCTCGACCACATCAGGTGCAACCATTGTGATAACAGCGATGGATACAGCGAACCCCTATCCACTATCCGCTCAAGGCATTTACAATTGGGTGACAGGATTAGCGTATGCAACCGTCAACAATCTAACGCGCGCTTTGTATGGCGCTTCTGGTGTCTATGCAACGCACACAAGGCAGGCGCTCACTACCACTAATACAAACACAAGCGGCACCCTGACGCTTACGCGCCTTTACGTTTTGCAAACCGCAACGGTGTCAAACATTTCCGTGACTTCTGGCGCAGTGGCGTCATCAGGTTTAACTTATTGCGCGTTTGGTATTTATACGCGAAGCGGCAGCACCTTTACCCGCGTGCGAACAACCGCTAGCGATACCACCATCTTCAATACCGTTAACACCAAATACACCAGAGCGCTGACTAGCACCTCATCTCTGACATCATCAACGGAATACTGGATTGGCGTATTACAAGTTGGAACTGTAGCCGCGACAACACTTGCTGGAACTGCACGTGCCGATACCGCAGCGAACGCCGCAACTGGGGTGCAGGTCTACACGGTCGCCAGCCAAACCACATTGGGTACCGCGCTTACGGGTACAGCAAACACAACGCGTTCAGACTTTGCGGAGGTTTCATAGTGGCAGTAATCATTGAGCCAGCCTACCTAGACCCTGAGACTGGTATGCTCACCGAGATTGTTCGAGACGTAGAGACTGGCGAGATCATCGGCAAGAATGAGCGTATGCCTGAGGAGGCCCCTGAGTGAACGATTTGACCATCCACCAAGCCGTGGCTGAACGCCTGCTGAGCGTAGACGCCCCTGCGGGCTACGTTCTCCGCAACGCCTATGCAACACCACCCGATACGATTCTTGGCAGCCTACCGTGCGCCGTATGCCTGCCTGGGGGCGATTCAATCACCTACGGCGCGGGCGGAGCGCGTCAAACTACGTTGACCGTCACGGTGACCCTCTACATGCAAGAGCAGTTAGACATGGCGCGCAAATACGCCGACCTTCTCACATGGCGCACATGGTTGCGTGGCGTATTCGATGGACAGGTGCAATTGAACACAGCGGGAGTTGCGCAGGCCATCGTAACGTCCACTACACTGGGCAGCGATACATGGGGCGACGTACCGCTCTTAACGATCAGCGCCGAACTCCAAGTCAGTATTTTGGAAGGGGTAAATGTCAGTGCCTAATACGTTAAAAGTCAAAGTGGTGCAGCCCCGAGCCGAGGGGAACCCTTACCTTCCTGCTTCCGATGACGTTGTCGAGATGGACGCCGCAGTCGCCACATCGCTTGCGGCAAGCGGTCTCGTTGAAATCGTTGACAATAAGCCAACCGCGAAGGCGGACAAAATTGAGAAGGAGACTAATTAAATGGCAGTGACGCTTGGCGCTAAGAGTTTTACGAAGGTCATCGCTAAGAGCGAATCCGCCTTCGGCACGCCTGCAACCTTCGGAGATTCTGCTGGTGAACTCCTTCACACCGACATTATCGGAATTGTTGACCCAGGTGTCTCGGTCGACCTGGCTGAGGATAAAAGCGTCGGCGTTCGAACTAAGCGAATCGCGGCTTCGGCTACCGTCACTGCTAAGGCTCCAGTAGTCACATTCAGCGATGCGCCAGTCTCGGCTCGCAATTTGCCGATTCTCTTCGATGCGCTCGCTTCCATCACACCTTCGGGAACTGGTCCATACAAGTGGGCGTATGCTCCGAACCAGACGGACATTGACACGTTGAAGACGTATTCCCTCTACATGACGGACGGCGTGCAGAAATTTGTCCTAGATGGCTGCGTGCCTACTAGCATTACAATTAGCGCAGACCAGTCAGGGCTCCTGCAGGCTGGCTCGACGTGGGCAGGGCGTGCGTTGAGCACCAGCACGGACACGAGCACGGCGTCATTCACCACCCAGTATTTCATGGCTGGCCGCCTCTTCGGTCTTAAGACTAAGAGCACGTTTATTGCCGACGAGACTGGAACGGGCGCCACTGCCTATTCGTCCTACATCACAAATTGGAACCTCAGCCTTACGCCAGGGGCGATGCCGATTCAGGCGCTGAACGGCTCGACTACTAACGTGAACGCTGGCGGCGTCGCATACACGGGCGCGCTCGACGGTACGCTCACGCTCACCATTGCATCCAACTCAGCCGCGACGACGGCCTTCCCTGTGACGGACATCGGCACTACCAAGTTTGTGCAGGTATACGGTACGGACTCCAACGGCTACGGCTTCACTGCCAACGTCGGTGGCGTGGTGAATAATGTTTCGGTGATCGGGTCGGAGCAGGACGGTATGATCCTGAACACGGTGGAATTGCAGTTGGCTTCCAACGGCACCAACTCCATTCTGTGCTGGGTGAACTCACCGCTTAGCGCTCGCCCATAATTTGTAGCCCGCTACTAGCGGGGAGGAGGAGCAAATGGTAGACACTGCAACGGACGTGGTCATCGTTCACCTAGAGGGTGACTATGTTGGATGGCATGCAACGTTCCGACCATTAAGCAGAATCAGTGCGCGCGTGCTTATTGACCTAGAGTCGCAGTCGACTGCTACACGTCTTCAGGCATACACGCGCATGATTCTCAGCGTAGAGGGCTGGAAGGACTTGGATGGCAATCCGACGAGCGATCCTCTCGATGCCCCGCTTCAAGCGCTAGAGTCTGCCGCTTCAGCATTTGTTGCAAAGGCGACTGAACTCCCAAAAGCGTAAGGCTGGCTGCGCGCCAGATCAGCATCGGACAAGCGGTAGTACCACCTCCCGAAATAATTTTCCACATTCTTGCGAAAGAATTCGGCAAGTTCCCGTGGGAAGTTGAGGAGGCTCCGCTACACTCCGTCATGAAGGCGTGGGCATTACATGCCGAGATGCAGCCGAAAGAGATAAACAATGGCAGATAAAGCGTCATTCAACATTAGCGTGGATGGCAAAAGCCTATCCAGCATGGCTCAGTTTGAACTCGGTTTCATTGAGTCATCCGACCCGCGTAAGTTCAAGGCCATGCTGCAACTTGCCACGCTCAACGCTGCGCGCACAATGGTGAAGCCAGTAAAGGCTGAGGCTCCCGTTCAAACTGGTCGACTAAGGGGCGCGGTGGCTGCGCGTAAGGCGAAGTACGGCAGCCCTGCAGCCGTCGTCGGAGTCAAGGCTGGCGCTAGCAGGGGCGACGTAAAGGGCGCGTGGTATCGGTACATGGTTATTAGCGGTCACGCCGTGCGGGGAACTAAGAAGGCGAGCGCTGGCGCTATCTCGTGGGCTCAGGCTGCAGCAGGCGCGAAGCGCGCAGGTTCAGCCATCAGCAAGCGCGTGAGGGCTAACAATTTTGTGGCACGCGCGACGCAAAATGGCTCAGTGCAGGCGAAGGCTATGGATACAATAGCGAGCACCATTAACGCATTCCTTACAGGCAAAATTAAATACAGGGGGAGAAGGGCGTAACGATGAACAAGGGCCTTATTAACATCATCGTCAAGGCGACAGATAACGCCACGCCCAACATTCGACGAATTGGACGCGCTATCGGTGGGCTCGGCAAGGTCGCGGGCAACATTAAGAATGACTTCAAGATCGTTGGCGCTGGCATCGCTGGAATTGCGGTAGGACTTGGAGCATTTGCTGCTAGCGCAGCCGCTGGAGCCGCAGCGGATGAACAGGCAACAGCAACCCTTATTTCATCTCTCAAGGCGCGTGGGCTGGCAACTGAGGAAGTGCTTGCCGCAGTTGAGAAGCAAATTGTGGCTGGTCAAAAACTAGCCTTTACCGACGACGAGGTCAGGGCATCCGTTGAGGCCAGTACGCGATTCACCAAGAACTACGCGGTGGCGCAAAAAATTCAAACGGTCGCCATGAATCTTGCACGTACGACTGGAATGTCACTGCAGGACGCAACCATCGCAGTCGGCAAGGCATACCAGGGAAGCGGCGCTAAATTGCTCACCTCCATTGGTATTACCAAAAAGGGAATCAAGGGGCAAGAGGCGCTGAATGCGCTACTTGGAAAGACTAAGGGCGCAGCAGCAGCGTACGCTGACACGGTGGCTGGATCATTTGACGCGCTAAAGATTGGCGCATCGGAACTGAAAGAACAATTTGGAAAAGCCTTCCTGCCAGCCATTGGTAAACTCTTCAAAGCCCTTAACCCGTACATTGAGAAATTGTCTAACACGATCAAGGCAAACACTCCACAAATCCAAAAATGGGCTGACATTATTGTCAATAAAATTATTAACAAATTACCTAAAATGTTTGACGCCGTTCAGCGTGGCGTACCAAGAGCGCTAAAGTCTATTGAAGGGTTTATCGACAAAATCAGCGGCATCGGAAAGAGTGCCGATGGTCTGCTCGGCCCAGGTGGCTCAATCACGCTGCTCGTGACTGGTATTGGCGCAGCCTTTGGCGGACTTAAGGGCGCTATCACCGCTAACCTTGTCAAAGATGGAATGGACCCATTCACGGCGCTCATTGTCGCAAACATTACTGCAGTCATTCCTGCTGCATTGGCTGAAGTATTCACTAAGGCCATCGTTACAAAAGCCATTGCAACATTCGGCGCATCGGTTGCCGCAGCAGCCACTGCTGGTGCAGTGGTTGAGGGTGGCGCAGCGGCCGTGGCTGGAGGAGCGGCAAGTGTTGGCACAGCAGCACTAGTTATTGCTGCGCTCCCAGAAATCCTTGCAGCAGCAGCCGTAGTGGCAGCGGTGGGAGGGTTGGCGCTAGTCATCAACGAGATGAACAAAAATCCAGTTCAAGAGATTCAGAACATGCCTGGGTTCACGATGCCAAGTATCTTCGACATCTTATTTCCTAAAAAGGGTGCGTTTAACACTGGTGTTGGTCTTGGAACTAATAACCCTATGACCGCCAAATACGATCCGACTATCGTGGTGCAAATCGGCGAGAAGAAAATTGACGCAATTGTCACCGACTCATTCGGAAGAATTCTGCATGGTACTGGTGGACGATAAGTGGCAACGCATCCCTTCGCCATCGTCATTGACGGAGTAAACAGCGGCGCAAACATTCTTGACGATTACGCGACCACTAGCCCTGGAACGCCATGGGTTGACCCTACGACGGTTCGAATCTCAACGGATGCAAACGGCATGACGGGCTCCTTCTCGTTCGACGTGTTGCAAGTACGTACGCCTGCGGCTGGTCCATGGTGGAAGTCGGGCAACGTGTATGACAATGCTCGCGTTCGGTTTCAGGTAAGTGGCACTACTACATTCCTTGGATTCATAACGCAGATTGACGCGCAACTCGCGGAGAATGGACTCGGTACTCGTGCGACCGTAACCGCTGATGCGGCGTCGTCCTTCTTGGATAAAATCATCGTGTACAGCGGCAAGACCACGAGCACGCTCAAGGCGACATACACTAACCCATTCAATCTGGGGAATGCATCGACTACCGATCAGGCAATGGTAACGCTGCTAAACAGTCAGGTGGATACGATAATGGCGAAGACGACAGGCGCCACGGGCACAGCAGGAACGACGGCGCGCGCAGCCAACCGACTCATTGTAGACACGAGCAGCACACCACTTTACACGGGGACAGCCGTCACCATTGGTCAATTGACGTTCCCGCTGGGTACGTATCGCAGCGCGCTCGACACTATTAAAGAGGCTGCGGAGTCATACGATGCCGAACAGCGCCGATACTGGGTCGGCCCTGATGCCAAACTCCGTTACGCTCGACTCGGTTCAGCGGTGCCGACATACGCCACAGCCCCCTTCAAGATCGTGACCACGCCGACCTACAGCCCGTATGGCTCCACCTCAGCGGCTGCAACGCTGCAGGCGCGAGACCTTCGCGTCAGTCTCGACCATGACTCAATCATTAAGCGCGCGAGGTTTGTCATGACCAGCAATTCAAGCGACTGGGACGCGAAGATCAGCGCGGGCGTATACACGGTAAAAGATCCGTATTCGCGCGTGTATGACGCTGCAGCGCCAAACGGAGCAGGCATGACAACGCGAAACGGCCCACGCCCCGACACGATCATCCAAGTCAATCCAGTCCCAGCCAAAGCCGCTAAGCCCACCTACTGGACGGATAAAATCACCACGTACGGTCAGAAGTATTTTGGCTCGGACACATACCCAAACCGAGCCGCTCCGCTGCGGTCAGTGACGTTCAGCGTGCGTGGTGCAGACACCACCAACAATCCATACGGATACGTGAAGGGCTATTACCGAAAGGCGGATGGAACATACGCCCTACAGGATGGCTGGGAGGCTGGGCAGTATGTCGAGATTAACGACGCAACTACGATTGGCGGAAATACGGTGAACGTACTTGGACTTGGTGGCTTGTACCGCATTGAGAGTTTAGTCATGTCATTCGAGAAGGGTTCAATGATCCGACAATTTGACATGACGTGCGAGCGAGTGCCGATCAGCCCGCTCAAAAAGTTCTTGGATAAAGCCTGATGCCACAAAAGTTTGGTTCTAATGATACGCAGTTGGCGACAAACGGCGGCGCCGTTGTAGCCGATAACGGCTCGGTGCTCATTAGCGGCGACAGCCAAGGGAGCGCGGGAATCCTCTTCGGGCCAGCGTCGCTCCGCGAGATTCAAGCCCGCGTGGCGAACGGCGATTTCGCTATCATGCCAAACGATCCCTTCGCCACCATTACGGACGACAATCCCCTTCCATACTGGAGCGGAACCAGCGTTGGCTCATCCGTCATTGCCGCGATTGTTGAATCGTCGGCGACCGCTTCAGGGAACACGATTGTGTTTAGCACGTCGGAGACGCCATCTATCAACACCTCATACGCCATCAGCCGTTACGTGCCGATTACGGGCAACGCTGCACGTGGTCAGTCTTACCAAGCCGAAGCCTTCTATACGGTTCCGACTGGTACGGTTGCCGATAAGGCTAAGGTAACTGCAACGGTAGCCATCACTGCATACGATTCAGCGTTTAACGCATTGACCGCGACATCGACTTCAACCTTCTACGATTCAACGCTCTCGAATTATTCTATTAAAACCAAGTGGACAACACCCGACGCTAAGGCGGCCTTCTTCCTGCTCACGCTCAAGGTCGCCATTGGCGCGAGCGCTCCAAGCGCAGCCACCACTATTCCGTTTACTGAAGTTCGAATCAACTACGCAACGGCTCAGGTCGCATTCCCCAACGCAACCGATCCAACGTTGAGCACGTGGCTGGTCGGGTCGCAATCTCCCGCAGGAGCGCCGACCGTCTCTCAGTTGAGTATTACTAACCAGAACGACACCACAGGGACGCTGCCATCCATTGCCCTTGCACGTGGAACAACGAGCGGGAGCATCGTGGTTTCCGCTGATGCTGGCGGAGAAATTGACCTAAACACGGGCGTTGGTGGAATGCTTGTAGCAACTGGTGACACCACCACATTCAATAATTCCTCAGCCGCTGGTGGCGTGTTCACCGTAAACATGAACAATGGTGGAGGGATTGGCACGGTCAACGTCACTGGAGCCACGTCAATTACTGGAACCACTACAATTACTGGAGCCGCTACCGCAACTGGAAACATTACTGCTAACCGTTTTTACCCTGGCAGTCAATCGACACGCTACATTGAGGATAACGGCACGTATCTTCGCGCGCGCAATGACTTCTGGGCAGTCGGCTCACTCTTCCAGGGTGCAACAGGCGTCGGAGTTCCAGTCATGCGCGTTGGAGAGACTGCCTCTTCAAGCACATCCATTCCTGCCAGCGGCTCGCTCGTGGTCTCAGTATCGTTTTCGGCTTTACCTTCTATTCCTACGTTCGCGGTTTTGAGCATCCACTGGACTGGTTCAGACTCAAACGCTACGGTGGTAGTATCGGCATTCACCTCAACTTCGGTAGTGACTGCACGTATCTTTAACCAAACAGCCGCGGCCATCACTGCAGGGCGTGCAATTAACTACGTCGTCGGCGCATCAAACTAAGGAGATAACATGTCTGCGCATGCAATCGTGTACCTAGTAGACACTGGTGAGATAGTCGCTATCGCTAACTTCCCAAATGGTTTTGACGTGACGTATGAGCCAGGTGAAGGGCAGGGCGTTGAACAAATTGACAGCGAGCGCGTGGAATTACTTGGACAATTCAGGCATGCGGCGGGTGATTATCGAATCGGACCAGCATGACGCGCAGCCAAGCCGATGCAATTCTCGAACGGCTCGACGCGCAGTCGCAGAAGATTGACCGTCTCCAGTCCGAGATTGACCAGATGAAGGGCGGGTTAACCGTCCTCAAGGCCATCGGTGCATTCTTAGGCGTAGGGGGAATAGGCGCGCTCTTGGCGTGGCTGCAGTCACAGGGCAAGTAATGCGCCGCATTCTCATTCCACTGCTCGCCGCTGCAATGCTCGGCGCCACGCTACCAGCGCTCGCGGCTGAGGATGAACGCATCGTCACGGTTGACCGAACCATGGATTTTTTTGTCGTGGTTGAGACTGCAGTAACGTTCACCGCGCGCACAGAATTGTGCGACGATCCAAGCATCCTCTGGTGCGCTCGACCTGATCAGGGCGGTCACTTTATTGACTCAGCCCTCTGGCTTTATGCAGCCGATGGGAACCTTCTTGCCGTGAGCGACGACGACGGAGTCTCGTGGGCTTCACGTATCACAATGACGCTAGAGGCTGGAACGTATCGACTACGCGCAGGGCGATTCGGGCCATGTGATGAAACAGGCTGCATGCACCCTGAAGCGCCATTCACCGTAGGCGCCTTCTATCAGTTATTCACTACGCTCCCGCTCATCCTTGACCCTGAGCCGCCGACTGCATCGCCTGAGCCGATCCCATCCGTATTGCCAACCCCTGAAGTAAGCCCGCTCCCTAGCGTGGAGCCAAGTCAAGAGGTGCCAAGTGTCGAACCGTCCCCGACTCCCTCATCCGAGCCGACGCCCGAACCGTCGCCATCCATTGAGCCTTCGCCAACTCCTAGCGTTGAACCTAGCCCTAGCCCTACTGCTAGCCCTCAGCCTTCTCCTGCGCCCAGCGTAGCCCCGACCCCTACGCCGACCCCTGAATCACCATCACCGAGCCCCAGCGTGGCTCCTAGCCCCCTTCCAGAGCCTTCTACGGAACCCCTGCCAAGCCCTAGCAGCGAGCCGTTCAACGTTGACCCTGGCGCAGCGGTGAGCGCTGCAGTTGAAGCCGTCGGGCAGGCTGCGGCATTCATCGGCAACCTTGGACACGACATCACCCCTGCAGAAAAAAAGAAGGCAGCCGCTACAATCATTCCAGCGGTCATCATCACGCAACTAGCGCAGGCAGCCGTAGCGGCTGCTAGTGCAGCGGCTGGTGGTGTAGCATCTTCAGGAGGCTTGCGAAAGGGTAAAAAGTGAAACACCTGAAGGACATTCTGCTCGACCTCTCGGCGTCATCGTGGACGTGGCTGGGAATGATGATCGCGTGGGTGGTACTTCCTGACGGAAGCACCCGCGACTTTATCGGCATCAGTATTTTAGTGCTGCTCGGATTGTGGGTAGCGACAGGGCCTCTGCGATGGGGCAAGGAGTGAGCATGACGGACCACATCGAAGACATTCACGAGCAGGGCTGGACGAAGATTATTACAGCGCCTGGCGAATGGGTTGCGCTCGTACCGAATGACAATAACAGCGCCTTCGGCGGGACGCTTTGGAAGCGAGCAGCGGATGGCAATGACTACGCCGAAGGCATGACTGAGGGCTTCCCCGTGAGCGCTGCGCTGGGATTCGAAGCGGCTGCGCGAGCCGTCGCAGTCATGGTGAAGAATGAGTTGGAGGGGTGAAGTACCGCGTTAAGTCGCAACTTTACGCCGACGCCGAAGCCCAACTCAAGGGGAAGGCGCAAGTGCTAGATGACTGCACGTGGTCATCGTGCGCCGCAGCCGTCTCGTGGGCAAGCGGCTATGAGGTTGACTTTACTGCAGCGCAGGGCGTCGCAGCCTTCGAGCGTGCGACGGGGAGGAAGGATAAGCAGGGGATCAGTGACGCAGGGGGCTCGCTCGCTGAAGCCGTTAAGGTCATCGCGCAACTAGGCGGCCATGCTCGCTACGCGAAGTCATGGGATGACGCAGTCACTGCAGCCAAGCAGGGCGCTGCACTCATGGTGTGGGTGCAGCAGCCGTTCGGCTATCCACCTGAAGTTCACATTAGTAAATGGCACGATGGCTGGAAGCGTTACTGGTCGAAAACCGATCCGAGCCACGTCGCTCAAGGGTACGGCCACATGACCTCCGCAGGGTGGTGCGAAGACCACGGATGGCAGTGGGCATGTCCGACACGGGACGAAAAAATTGCCGCTGAGCAGTACGGCGAGCCAGTCACCGAATCGCAACTGCACACCATCGCCAAGTCGAAGATGGCTGCACGCAAGTTGAACGCAGACTATAAGGCGCTCCTCATCGTCACGTATCCGAAGAAGGCTGCAGCCGTAACGCCTGAGCCCGTTATCGCAGGGGCGCGCGTAGAAGTGGCAGCGGCGCCCGTAGTGGCACCTGAGCCAGCACGCGGGGTGCAACTCCCCGCCGCGTCCACCACTCCTGCGCCAAAGACGCCAAGCGCCGTGGATGCGCAACTGGACGCGCTCGGTAAAGTAGACTTTGGAGCAGTGGCTGGGAGGGCGCTCAATGCTGCAAGTAGTGCAGCGGCTGCGGCTGCCAAGGTAAAGGGAGTACCAGCCAAGATGCTGACCTTCTTGAAGTACATCAAGGACAATACGGGAATTGACGAGGCCCTCATTGAATTTGTCCGCACATTCGTGACCGTGTCCATTTCGGTGGCATTAGGGCTCGGCATCCCGCTGCTCGACATCAGCGGCGGAGACTTCCGCACGGTGTTGTCGGCGGGGCTCGCGTCTGGGCTCCAGGTGCTGGTCAAGTATCTCGACCCTAAGAATTCTGCCTTCGGTATTAAAGAGAAGAACTGACACACCCCGCGCCACATACCTGACACAAGTGCTGGTGTAAGATACGAGCAGCCACCTAAATAGGTGGCACGTATTAGGAGGAACACCAGATGGATGGACTGGAAGAACTTAAAGCGCTGAGCAAGCCCCGCAAGGGTCCGCCTTGCGGCATGCTTGCCGTTCACCTTGAGGGTAAAGATTGGGAGACCCTGCACCTAGGGCTCGCCGATCCAGCCATCACAAATAAAGGCCTTAGCGCGTGGCTCGATAAGCGCGGCTTCACTGTGAGTTTCTGGACAATCGCCCGACACCGTCGCGGCGAATGCGCGTGCAACTCATGAGCGACGACCTGCAGACGGAGCAGCGCCTCTTAGAGGTGACCGAAGCCCATAAGCGTGCACTGCGGCAGTTAGCGAAGCGCGACGCCGCACGTGACGAATTAGTCGCAGCCGTCTATCAGGCGGCGAAGGACGCAGCGCTGAGCATCACCATTCCACCCGTGCCAACGCCTAAAGCGTCGGGTAAAAAGGGTGAAGGCGAAACTCTCGTGGTGCTGCTGGGAGATTGGCAACTGGGGAAGTATTCCGAGAGTTATTCCATTGACGTAGCCAAGGCACGTATTGCCCTGCTTGCCACGAAGATTCAACGCCTCATCGAATTGCACGGGGTTCCAGTTAAGGAAATTGCCTGCGTGCTACTCGGTGACTTTGTGGAGTCGGACGGGAACATCTTCCCAAGCCAAGCCTACGAAGTCGAGCGTGGTGGGTTGTACGTGCAAATTTTTGAAGGCGCAGGGATGCTCGCGCAGTTTGTCCGAGCGATGACGGCGCTGGCTCCAAAGGTCACCGTACGTGGCGCTATCGGTAACCATGGACGGCTAGGGCGTTTTGGTGATCATTCGAATGAGAGCAATGCCGACGCGATCCTTTACCGCATTGCAGCGGAACACTTGAAGAGCGAGAAGCGTGTGGACTGGAAGGAGTCGCTCACGCTCGGAGGTCGCCACTGGTATGACATGCTGAACCTGCCTGGCGGTAAAACGGCCATGCTCGTACACGGTGACCAGTTCAAGGGCGGGGCGTTTGGCTTGCCGTTCTACGCCATCGCTAAGAGGGCGCAGGGCTGGAACCTCAGCGTGCAGCCATTTGACTTCCTCTTCTACGGTCATTGGCATACGCCGAGCCGCTTGGTATTGAGTGACGGCGCGCATACCTGCTGGGGTAACGCGAGCATCGAGTCCAGCAACCGCTACGCGCAGGAATGGCTCGCAGCGTCGGGGACGCCCGCGCAGTGGGCGCTATTCTTCGGCAAGGAAGGGCCAACCGCTGAATACCTGGTCCGCCTAGACTCAGCGAAGCCCTAGCGCTCAGTCAGCCCGCTCCGATTGTTACACATCGGGGCGGGCATTACCTCTGTAACAATCCCCTAATTCGTGCTCAATTTGAGCCGTTGACAGGGTTGAGACGTTAGCCGTATGGTGTGCATGTCAGGGATACACAGCCCCGCTAGGGGCGACTGACAGGAGGTAAACATGAACCGAGCACACAGCGCACAGGGAACTGTTCGAGAAATTGCAGCGACATTGTCGAGCATCGCCGACGGCGCGCTCCTCAATCCATTCTGCAGCGAGCACGCGCGTGAACTCACCATTCTAAAGTTGGATGCTGAGCGGGCGCGCACACATTATGCGCTTGCAAGCGCAGCCGTTCGCGCCGCGTATTACTGCAAGGCATACGACGACATTGAAACGGCTGACATTATTGTCAATCTGATGGAGGGTCGATAATGCCAGACCCATTCAACCACAAACATTGCGCGTTCATCGGGTCATGCCCACGCGCTGCATTGTCGGGGCGGGAGTTCTGCGGTTATCACGCGCCGCGCGCGTTCATGACTCCAGCCGAGAAGCGCAAGAAGGAAGCACGCGCCGCGAAGATCGCTGCGCGAAAGGGAGGTGCTAAGTGAGTTACGCATTTTGGAATTTGTGCCCAGTCTCTTCACGTCACGGGTATTTGCAAGTGGTGAAGAATGCGCAGGGCGGCCTTATTGCCGTATGTGCTAAGTGTTACGTCCCTGCGAAGGGGCGACAAAATCTCTTGGAGGTGAAGTAATGCGAGCCGTGCAGGAAGCGCTGACGCTGGTCATTCTCGTAGCGTGTTTCATCATCGTCCTCATTTGTGGGAGCGCATCGTGAAGATTGAGAGAGGTTCGAACCCGAAGACCTATAGCAGTTTTTACAAGCCGCGCGAGCGGTTCGAAGCGCGCAAGCGCAGCGACCGAACGATCATCGCGTGCATTGTTGTCATCGTCATTGTGGCGATAGTAAGGGGGCTTTAATGATCGCTGACCTATGCACCCCTGGGGACATTCGGGGCATCGGCAAGTCGAGGCCATGCGTGCGCGTGCTCATGTGCGGCAAGTGTGACCGTCCACTTGTGAATAACGCGCCAGTGTGCGGGGAATGCTCGTATTGCGTTCGACTAACCGAGCGCAGGGAGCGCAAGCCAAGAGGGAGGAACCATGCCGCTCTACGTATTTGACTGCTGGACATGCTGCATTGAGGAAGAGCGATTGCAGACGGGCTTCCAGCCCATCGTGCCACGCTGCGACGGATGCGGGGCATGGATGCAGTTGCGCGTGACTCAGTCGAGCATCCTATTCAAGGGTGAGGGCTGGGCTAAGGAAGACCGAAAGAAGGAGGGAAACAAGTGAACAAGGCATACGAATTTGTTAAGGCTCCACAACGTTCAGCCGAGTGGCTTGAATTGCGACGCCAAGGGCTGGGAGCGTCGGACATGGCCGCCGTTATGGGCGTGAGTCCGTATAAGACGCCGTACCAGTTGTGGGCTGAGAAGACAGGGGCGACGCCTGAGCAGAAGGTCGGCGACGCTGCACGTCGGGGCGTCATCCTTGAAGACGCCGTCGCGCAGTATTACGAGCAGGAGCGCGGAGTCAAGTTGCGCAAGTCAAACGGCATTGTTCGACTGAAAAAGCACCCGCGAATTATGGCTTCGCTTGACCGAACCATCGTTGGCGAGCCGAAGGGCATTGTCGAGATTAAGACATCAGCCAGCCCACGCTGGTCAATCTGGCCAGTGCCGCCTGAGGTCATGATCCAGGTTCACGTTCAAATGGGCATCGTCGGAGCCGAGTGGTGCGACGTGGTCGCCCTGCTCGGAGGGCTCGTGTTCAAGATTCAGCGCGTGCAATTCGACCCCGCGCTATGGGCTGAGATTCAGCGCAGCGCGATGCTATTTCTCGAAGCGGTCGACACAAAGTCGCAGCCAAAGTTGGAAGCGCTTGACGCTCAAGCGTTCGGCATTGCAACCCCGCAAGCGTCGGACGAATTCGCAACCGCCGACGCGAAACTGGAGAACGTGTATGACCAGTTGCGTGAGGTAAACGCTGAACTCCATTTCCTTGAAGAGAAAAAGGGCTCGTTGGAGATTGTCATCAAGGAAGCCATAGGTGAGCGCGCTGGGCTATCTGGCAAGGGCTGGACCGTGTACTGGAAGCAGGCACGTTCGAGCCAAGTCACCGATTGGCGAGCCGTCGCCGAGATTCTGCAGGGCATTGCGCCCGATACCTTCGGTGAAGCGTTGACGCGATTCAGTAAAGAGAAGCCAGGCAGCCGTCGTTTTATTGTCAGCGATGGAGGGCTCAATGACTGAGCCATACGCGCCGAAAGGTCGACTCGTTGAGTTGACGGAAGATGAATTGGCGAAAGCCAAGGAGGTGGGAGAGGGGCGGAATTCCGCGAACGTAAACAGCAAGGACAAGCCTTATTACGATAGGGCGAAGATGCAAGACGACGCCACCGCGTCCTTCGCAGCGGCTGCGGCTGAATGTGCCGTCGCTAAAGCGTTCGGCGTTGAGTGGCACGGCAAGGTGTGGCCAGCGTCCGAGCATTGGCTGCACGCCGATGAACCCGACGCAGGGCAGCGCATCGAAGTGAAGCGCATCCGAGAGGCTGGGAATGGGCTGGTGATCCGTGAGAAGGACGTGACGCTTAAGCGCTACGTCGTCCTGGCGTATCCGATTCCCGAACTCGGCTTCAAGGTAGTGGACGTAATAGGCTGGATCAGTGCAGCCGATGGCTGGGCTATCGGCTGGGATTCGGGTCGAGGGTACAAGCGGGTGGCCCAAAATTACCTGCATGCAATTCCAAAGGAGGGAACGCGATGACGAAAAAGTCGCAGGGCGATGACTGGATCATCGTTAGTGGTGGTAACGATAAGGAATACCCTGAACTGAAGGAGGCACTGCTCCGAAAAGTGAAGGGCCTTGTCGAAGAGATTGAGCAGCCAAAAAAGGCGCTGCGGAAGAAGAAGGAGGGAACACGATGAACCCAAACGCAGAAATTCTCGCCGCGTTGTCGGCACCATTCCCCGCTGAAGTGATTCGGCACCGCGTCGGCGCTGGCGGGAAGGACTTGACCTGGGTTGACGCTCGAACCGTCGCCGCACGTCTTGACGACGTGCTCGGCGTGAGCGGCTGGGACTTTGCGGTCGAACCAGTTGGAAGCACCAGCACCGTTGTCGGAATTCTGACCGTGCGCTTCCCTGATGGGAGCGTCGCCCGACGCCAAGACTTCGGCTATGAGACAGGGGGGTCGGGCGAGTCGCTCAAGGAAGCGGCCTCAGACGCCCTACGACGCTGCGGGAGCCTCTTCGGTGTCGCTCGGTACTTGTACGGCGGGGATCGCGCCCCAGCGTCGCGGGTTAGTGCCTCTACGTTGAAGCCCGCGAGCCTCCCGCAGCCTGCAGCCCCAAGCGTGGGGCATGACACCGTCGTCCTTAAGGCTGCCATGGACATGTTCGGGGCTGATAACTGCCCTGAGCACCAGCAGCCCTGGACGTTGAAGCCAGGCGGGGTGTCGAAGGCGTCGGGGAAGCCGTATGCTCCATTCTGGGCGTGCAGCGGCCGCACAGACGGTCAATTCTGCAAGCGCAAGCCAGCACTGGATTGGATCGCTAAGCAGGCTGCGCCGATCGGTGAACCCGTTCGAGCCGAAGAGGACTTGAGCGAATTGCCGTTCTAGTCAACGCATGGGGGCGAGCACTGGACTGCTCGCCCCCGCCAGCACTGAGGAGGAAACATGGGACTGTGGATAAAGTGGGACGTATTGAGCGAGAAGGACGACGTAATCGCTGAACTCAGCGACACGGCATTCCGCGCGTTCATTAACACCATCGGAGAGGCCAAGCAGTTGCGCAACGGGGGACGCTTCAAGAGTGAGAAGCACCTTCGGCAGTGCATCGGCGCTCGGCTCGGTCGAGCCATTCCAGCATTGTTGAAAAGTGGGCTGCTCATGGCGGATGGAGACGGCGCCATCCATGTGTCGAACTACTCTCGATACCAAGTGGACGCTACGTCGACCGTGCGCCAAAAGAACTGGAGGGATCGCGCACGCTCAGAATCGGAGGGGATAACGGAAACGTTACACGCTAGAAAAGAGAAGAGGGAGAATAAGAATCAGAACCCCCCTACCCCCCTGCAAGCAGGGGAGATTTTGAAGAGGGTCTTAGCATGAGAAGCATTGCATTTGTAGGCAAGGCAGGGACAGGGAAGAGCACCCTGAGCCGCATGCTCTCGGAACATTATGGCTATGAGTTGACTAGCATTGCAGCCCCGATCCGTGAGGTGGCAGTGATGGCCTATGGGAAATTCGATAAGGGGATGAAATACCCTCAGCAGACTCTTGGACTCTCTCGACTCATTAGCGGACGGGAACTCTTGCAAGAGATTGGCGCGTCATTGAGGGAGATGGACTCACTCTTCTGGATGCGCATCTGGCTGCAGCGTACTAAGCACGGCGCTGAGGATGCAGTCATCGGCAGCGTGCGGTTCGTGGTCGATGACGTGCGCTTGGACGCTGAACGCGCATTTATTGCCGCTTGGTATCCCAGCACGCTATTTGTCCGCCTAGTACGCCCTGCTGAGGTGCAAGTCGAACCATGGATGGCTGACATTACCGAACGGCAAGCGGGCGACATGGAGGCGGAACTGGTTTTGGACACGAGCGCGCTCAAGCCGCTAGAGTGTCTCACAGCCGTCCTAGAGGCGGCACAAATGGAGGTGCAAGCATGAGCGACATGACTGACCTAGAGACTATGGCCGCGCTCGTAGGGTTCAAGTATGCGAGCGTGAGCATTAACACCGAGACCCGCGAGGTCACGCTGCAGTGTGAAGACCACGATGGGAACACGTTGACTGCAACGGGGCATGACATCACGGCAGCCATGAGCGCCATGATGGTTCGACTCGGAAGCATGATGGACTCGGAGGGCTCAACATGGCAGGAGTGAAGGCGAAGCGCGGCGGGGCGTCGCTGCCGCCGCGCTGGAATGAGACCGACTGCACCGAATGCGGCAAGGTAATTTCAGTCGCTGATCCAAAGAAGCCCGTGTTCCCTGCGAGTCGCGTGAAGGTGATCACGTTCAACGGCGCGAAGGGGAACGTTCGACTGCATTGGCGTCATAAGGGGTGTGTGAAGTGATCGCGGCGCTAACTACCGTGCTAATTATCATTCACGCGCTGATAGCAGCCACAATGCTATGGATTGGGCTGACCGTGCCAAAGTCAAGCATGGCGCTACTCACTGCATGGTTTTGTGTGAGCCTGCTCACCGTCGCAACGCTCGCGCGGCTCGGATCGTGAGCCACATGTCCGACCTAGACATCGAGGAACGCAACGCGAAGAGTCGCAGGGGACGCACTGCTCGGCAGCGAGGGAACTCCTTCGAGCGGGAAGTTGCGAAGCGCTTGAACGGTCAACGCGTGGGGCAGTACGGCGGGAAGGCCGACGTGTCGGCTGACTGGATCGCCGTCCAATGCAAGGTCGGCGGCTCGTATTCCGAGCGCTATGACGGCTGGCTACGCAGCATTCCAGTGAAGGGCGACCAGTTGGCAGCGCTCGTAGTCGGCGATTCTCCAGGAGCGGGCAAGCGCCGGCGTACAATCATTGTGCTCGACCTTGATGACTTTATCGCATGGTTCGGCAAGCAGTCGAAGGAGGAGGAGTCATGAAACTAGCACTAGCGCTAGCGCTGACATTCGCGCCGCTGAGTAATCCGCAGCCACTCACTGAGCCGATCACGTACGACATGGGCGTCATTGCCGACCAGCCAACGCTACCCGCAGGGTATTTTGTCGGCACTGCAACATGGTTTGACGCCGAGCGCGGCACGCGTGCCACGTGGTACACGAGGGCTGGAGTCACGCAGTACGGCGCGATTGGCGCAACGCTGCGAGCATTCAAGCCGCATTATTGGATGACCTCATGGGACGTGCTAGTCACGAGCCTGATTACTGGCCGCAGCGTCATTGTCCACGTGGTGGATGAATGCTCGTGCTACGGCGCGCGCAAGGTCAAGGGTGACGAGCCACTCATCGACTTATCCCCTGCAGTCTGGCATTCGCTCGGCGTGAAGTTAGGCATCGGCGTCATGCCGATCACCCTGCAGGTGCTCCCGTGAGTCAATCGCTGCGCCCTGACGTGATTCAGAAGCGCGTGCTGGAATCATTCCCTGGCTCTACGTCTGTGCTTGCATCAAATAAGGTTGCAGCCAAGATGACTGAGATGGGCGTTCCGATTACTGGTCGAACCATTCGCTCGTATTGCAAGGCTGAACGCCGTCCGACCGAAGCCTTCTGCGAAGCATTCGCGCAAGCGTTCGGGCCATTCGAGCAGGATGACTGGATGCCACGCGAAGACTTACCTAAGCCGTACACGAGCGCGAAACGCCCTGAACTGAGTCCATCGGAGAAGGAAGCGCGCCGACTACAAATGCTTGTAAACAGATTCTGCGACTGGTGTGTTGGTGGCGATGATGAACACGGCAAGCCGCAGCGCTGCCCTGATGCCACATGCATTCTTCGCCCTGCGTCGCCACTGCCATTGGCAACTAATGCAGCCACTAAGCGTGTGTCGTCGCCTGATCGGTGGGACTGATGCCATACAATCGCCGCACGCCATCGCCTAGCGGTGGCCCCCTCCCCGACGGTGCATCCTCCCACCGTCGGGGAGATACTATCCCCCTGCGCGACCAAGTGACGGCGTATCTGCACGCCACGCGCGAAGTCATGCACCTCACGCAATGGACGTTGAAGGTGTCGAATGACATTCCAGCCGATGACTCTTGGGCTGACATTGAAGTTAGTGAGAATCTTTGGGAGGCAAGCATTCGCCTCAGTAATGATTTCTTCAAGGAGACACCAGAGAGCCAGCGCCGTATACTTGCCCATGAACTCATGCACGTGCATAACGCTGCACTGGAGCGACTCATCGCAACCCTAGACGGCGTGCTTGGCTCGCAAGCCTTCGAGATACTCGACAAGGTCTGGGACACTGAGGGCGAGAGGGTCGCCGAGGCGCTGTCATTCGTAGTGGCTGAGCGGCTACCGCTGCCAGCGTTCCGTGCTTAGGTTCCAGCGCGCGTGTTTAACCTGCGGGGTATTGCAGCGCGTCGGCAATCGCTGCGGGGTATGTGCCAGCCGCGTTAGTGCCAAGCGGCAGCGTGAGCGCGAGCCGCAGCCATACGCCAGCGCCGAGTGGCGAGCACTGAGTCAAGCGATGCGCGAAGAGTACCCGTATTGTTTTGCGTGCAAGTCAACTGAAGACCTCACGGTCGACCACGTCACGCCGCTGCTGCCTGGTCAGTCGCCCATCGTCCCGAAGGACATGCTCGCCGTGCTATGCAGGCCGTGCCACGGGCGTAAAACCAGCCACAAGGGGGGGCGGTCGAAATTCTGAGCGTAAAAACATGCTGTTTATAGATCGG